GATAAGTTATATGCCTCATTCACGCAGCTAGAAGACGGCGATATCCGTAGCACATCTATGGGTGCAGGGGGTGAAGACCTTCTCTTTAGCCCAGCCGCTAGAAAGCTATTCCCCTATAGTGTGGAATGTAAAAACAACTCTAAAAACGCGATCTACAAGGTGATGTCTCAAGCCACGGCTAACTGCCCAAAAGGTGCGACACCCTTAGCCATCGTCAAAGCAGACCGACAGAAGCCTCTTGCTGTTGTCGATGCGGAACACTTCTTCAAGTTAATTAAGGGAAAGTAACAGGCCATGGAAATACGAACTAAAATTCCAGAAAATAGTATGTCTATACAGATAGTTCTTCGGGATGATGACGATGTTATGGATATAGGGGTGTCCCAAAATTTATCCGAGGATCTTCCAGAGGAAGAGCAGACATTTTATAATGATGTCTTAAATGGACTAGTATCCCAGCTTAATACAGGTCTAGAGCATCTCGCTTTTGTAGGTATGCTGATGCGCCAGCTTAACGAAGATAAAGACTCAATTGAATTTGAGGCTGCTCCAGAACTCCTTGAAGCTATCGAAGATAACAAAGTTATCAAGATGAAGAAGAAGTTACATTAGATGGTAAGAGATTTTGACGCAGAGGAGCGTATGGCTTCGATTGACCGCGACATGGTCAACTCACCTCCCCACTATAACCAATCAATAGAATGTATTGATGCAATGTCTGCAATGGCTCAGGGCTGCGAAATGCCTAGCCATCAGGCCTATTGTTGGCAAAACATATTCAAATATCTGTGGCGCTGGCCTTACAAAAATGGCGTCGAAGATCTGAAGAAATGCCGCTGGTATCTCGACCGACTTATAAAAGAACTGGAGATATCGCATGATAAATAAAACAGACATAGATGCCTTTACGCAAATGCAAGAGCCGATAGATCAGGTCGGTCTGTATAAAATGGACCCTGATTGGTCGCCTCCCGCTAGGCAATCCACCCCTTTGGAAATGGTCACTGACTTCGCAAAATGTATGGACCAGCCATTAAAAGAAAGGTGGTTGTTTTCTCATAACCTCGAACGGCTTCGTTGGAAGATGATTTCCGAGGAGTACGGAGAGGCCTTTGATGAGAGCGATTCTGGTAACAGTGCATCTAACATGCTGAAAGAATTGGCTGACTTAGTCTATGTAACATACGGATATGCTGCAACGTATGGCTGGGATTTAGACAAGGCAGTTCGCCGTGTACATCAAAGCAACATGAGCAAACTTGGCGTTGATGGAAAGCCACTAAAAGACCCCACTGGCAAAGTTATGAAGGGGCCAAATTACCAAAAACCTGACCTTACAGACTTAGTGGAGACTAACTAATATGACTAATAACTACCTGCCAACAGACTACCAAACATTTATCGCAACTAGCCGCTATGCGCGTTGGCTTGACGAAGAGGGTCGCCGCGAGACCTGGCCTGAGACAGTCGGGCGTTATGTAAATAACATTGTTCTTCCTCATGCCGACAAGAAGACCGCCGCTGAAATAGGTGAAGCCATAACAGCCCTAGAGGTTATGCCCTCTATGAGGTCACTAATGACGGCGGGTCCAGCCAGTGAGAAGCAAAATATGGCTATGTATAATTGTAGTTACCTAGCCGTAGATCGACCTATAGCCTTCGATGAGGCGATGTACATCCTCCTTAACGGAACGGGTGTCGGGTTCAGTGTTGAGAGAGACTACGTCAGTAAGCTCCCCGAAATCCCCGCTCACCTGCTCTACAGCGACACTGTAATCGGAATCAAGGATAGTAAGGCGGGTTGGGCTAGGGGTCTGAGACAATTAATGGCTCTCCTTTGGAGTGGTGAAATCCCACAGTGGGATGTATCAAAAGTGCGTCCGGCTGGAGCACGACTAAAGACATTCGGCGGTAGAGCATCTGGCCCAGCGCCTCTGGTAGATCTTTTTAACTTTGTAGTAACTACATTTAAAACGGCAGCGGGCAGAAAACTATCCTCAATTGAGGCCCATGACATCATGTGTAAAATTGGTGAGGTCGTGGTCGTAGGAGGTGTACGGCGTTCTGCTATGATTAGCTTATCTAACTTAGACGATGATAAAATGCGGCATGCTAAGTCAGGGGCTTGGTGGGTAAATGAACCTCAACGGGCGTTAGCTAATAACTCAGTTTCTTATTCCAGGAAGCCTGACATGAAGTCTTTTATGCGCGAATGGCTTGCCCTAGTTGAGAGTGGGTCAGGCGAGAGGGGTATCTTCAACCGCGAGGCTGCTAGAAAACAAGCTGCTAAGAACGGAAGACGCAAGGATTACAACGACTTCGGTACAAATCCCTGTTCGGAGATAATAATCCGAAGTGGTGGCACATGCAATTTAACGGAGTGTGTAATCCGTTCTACGGATGATATAAAAACTCTCGAAAGAAAGGTTAAGCTTGCCACAATAATGGGTACTATTCAGTCTACCTATACCTACTTCCCTTACTTGAGTAAGCGTTGGGCAGACAATGCAAACGAAGAGCGGCTACTAGGCGTTTCTTTGACGGGTATCATGGACAACCCTCTGACTACATCTGCAAACGCAGAGCTTGAACAGGTTCTAAATCACCTAAGGCAAATAGCCATTGATACTAATAAGGAGTGGGCTAAAAAGCTAGGCATTCCTCAGTCGGCTGCTATAACTTGCGTCAAACCAAGTGGGACGGTGAGCCAACTGTGCAATTCGGCAAGTGGGCTACACCCAAGACACTCACCATACTACATCCGCACAGTTCGGGGCGATAATAAAGACCCACTTACTCAGTTTATGATTGATCAGGGCATACCTTCCGAACCTGACGTTATGAAGCCTGATGCTACCACAGTATTTAGCTTCCCTTTTAAGGCCCCTAATAATGCCGTTTGTACGGAAGATGTACCAGCACTCGAACAACTAGCGACTTGGCTTTCCTACCAAAGAAACTGGTGCGAACATAAGCCCAGTGTAACTATAAATGTTAAGTCCGATGAGTGGATGTCGGTAGGTGCATTTGTGTATGAGCATTTCGATGAGATGTCTGGTGTCAGCTTCTTGCCGTACAATGAGCATACATATCAGCAAGCTCCGTACCAAGAGTGTCATGAGACTGAGATAAAATATGTGGTTAAAGCTGACGGGGAGATCACTGATGAAGTCGAGACCCATAGCTATAAAAGTATGTTAGAAATGATGCCTGCAAGTATTGATTGGTCCAAATTATCTTCTTATGAGAAAGAGGATAATACTAGTGGAGCGCAACTCCTAGCCTGTTCGGGAGATGTATGTGAAATGGTTGATATTTAACATTTTATTTTAAATAAAGCCTCTAAAATACTTGACCATAAGGCTGCTTTATTATAAGTTTACTTTGAAGGGTTTGGTCACCCTTTCTTAGTTGGAGAGCCCTCAGCATCGTTTGCATGTGCTGGGGGCTTTTACTTTATTGCGGGGCCATTTCTAACTCTAGCATCTGCCTATCAACTTCCGAGTTGTCTCCCGTCATAGATCTCGTAACAATACTGCTTGCAAGCTGCTTATTATTAGCAAATGTCTGTGCTGGTATCTGACCAATCTGCCTAGCAACATATTTAGTGCCGTTCCAAATAAAACCTACCATTACTTTACGAACTGGTTGTCCCACAAACTGATTTTTAACTGTATTAACAGTTTCCTGTATCACGGCTGAAGCACTTTCTTGCTTACCTCTATTCTTACTAATGTAGTTAGCCAACATTTCTGGGTTTAAGAACATTACCTCTAATTGTCTCAGAGCTTTTTCATTAGGTAACTTCTCTACCAGGTTCTTCATAAATTGTGAGCCAATAGCAGCGGTCTGGATAGACGCTTGCCCACTTCCACTGAGAACACCAATGTTAGCACCCGCAATCCGCGCTAAATTGTTAATCATGGTACTATTCTGAGCCAGTACAGTATCAAACTGCGTACCCGCTGAGGTTGTCTTTTGGACACGCACACCTTCAGCCAGGAGTTCTCCTATGCCTGTTATGGCTTCTTGATCAATAAGACCATTCTGTTGCATAATTTCA